TAATATCCACCAAAATTATATAAAGTATAAGTATTATCAGTTCCCCAATTATAAGGACAGTTATTTTCAAGTTTAATAGGCGTTGTTTCCATAATATATTTTTTATATAAATACATTATAAAATATTATTTTAATATAAATTATCTTATATTTTTATTAAAAAAAAATAACTGATATAAATAAATATATCAGTTATTTTAATTGTTATTATTATTATTATTATTATTTAATTATTAACGTATTCTGTCCATGTTGCTGTATTAGTTGCAACAACTTTGCCTCCTGAATATTGGCTAACGCTTCTTGTATATACTGTATATTCATTAGATGTTCCTTTATTATAAGTTTTAGAACCTGGAAGTCCTGGAGGTGTATATAATCCATCAGCCATATAACCAGATGTAGGCGCTTCAGTTGCACTCATTGATGTACCAGCATATAAATAATTTTGATATTGCAAGTTATTTGCAGTATTTGAATCATTTCCAGCGTTATAACTATATCCTCCAGCATTAGAAGTTAAACTTGAATCAGTTCCCTGAAGTTCACTTACATTATTTATATCTGTAGAAGTAAGTTTGTAAAAAGATACTAGTGTAAATGAAGCTGCTATAGGCGGATTAGTTACATTTAATACCGCTGATCCAGTAGAAGTTGCTCCAGCCAATGAATTAATGTCTATTAGTGAACTTAATCCATCAGTTGATAAAAATACTTTAAAATAATATGTATAAGTACCAGTTGAACTTTGTGCAGGTAATTGAAGTGGTATAGATATATTACCATTTTGAGTAATACCAGATAAACTTGCTGCATTTTTATTTGCGCTATAATTATAATTATTATCAAAAGTTGGACTACATCCTAATAATGAACAATTTAACATTGTTAAAGTATCTCCACTTGTATTTGGACTACCTGCTGCACTAAGATCTGATGGATTTAAAGTAATATTAACATATTGTATGGTTGAATTAGACATATAACACTTTACACTAAATATTAATGTTGATCTTGTAGGAGATGATGGTGTACTAGATGGGGTTATTGTAATTGAACCAGCCGCAGTCCAACTTAATGTAAAATAAATATTTGGCAAAATAATCCCCGAACTATTAGTCATTAACAACATTGCATAAGGGAGTATAGGCAAATTATTCATTGCTGGATGAAAACTATTTTCTGTTTTTAACCAATCTATTTCTCCAATCATAAATTGTACATTTGCTACGGATGAAGTATTAGTATATGCAGTAACTGTTCCAGGAGATGTTACTGATGGAGCTGTTGCTGTATGATTATAACCCCTAAAATCGCCTAAATTATATCCTTCATCAGTTCTACCTAAATATGATCCTCGAGGGTCTGCATATCCAATTCCTCTGGGCAATTGAAATTGCATATGATTATTTGAATCTACATATAAATATCCTGGTTTATATCTTGACCATGGATTTATTTTTGTGCTTTTGCATAATGTTCCAACATCATTAGAACCTAAACCAATTGTTTGACCCACTAAAGTTGTTGTTATGCCAGATTGAGGTATTGCCATATAATTTAATTTTAATTTATTTTTTTTATATTTTATTTATATATTATAAATACTTTCTTTTTTTTTATTATTTTATATTTAATCAGATTATAAAAATTTTATGTATATATAATAAATACTATTAATTAGTAAAAAAATAAATAGATTTCATAGAAATAAACCTTTATTTTAATATAAATTATCATATATTATTATATAATAAAAATTATTATTTTGGTTTATCAAATAATGTTAGTATATTTGTATTAGATAAAATAGAAAAAATAATTTGAATTATTTTTAATAACAAGAGACAAATTTATTTATAAACCATTTTAAAAATTATTATTATGTTTTTAACAGCAGATCAAAGAAAAATTAATTACGTAACTTATGTAAATAAATTACAATCAGTAGGTGGCTATTCAGAAGAATTATTTTCTGAAATTGGTGAACGTTTAATAAATGCTCCAATGAACGCTTATATAGAGAGTGGTTTAGCATATTTAGGAGCATTTATATATAATTCTATGCGAAAGATCGCATATTATGCAGTATTAGAAAATGAAAAGTTAGATGAAAGCGAAAAAGTGGATAAAAATTCCATTGTAAAAGTAGCATTATTAAATCAAATATCAAAAGCAATACAATTTGAGCCAAATTCTAATAAATGGGAACTTGAAAATAGAGGAATTGCATGGAAATATAATGAAACCGATGTGGCATTAAGAACTGGAGAAAGGTCTTTATATTTATGCTCTAAATATGGTATTCAGTTTACTCCAGAAGAATTTGAAGCTATGTTAATATGTGATAAAACAGATGATGATTATAGTAAAATATATTCATCAACATTATCAGTATTAATTAAAAACGCAACGAATTTAGTATATAATTTAGCAAGAATAAATTATAAAAAAGAATTAAATAAGGAGAAAAACAATAATATAAAAGAAAATTAATGAAAATAGAATTTAAAAATTTATCAAATAATCCAGACCCTATATATGCTCATGAAGGAGATAGTGGATTTGATTTAAGATGCTGGATCGAAAATTCAAATGAATCAATAATATTAAAACCGTTAGAAAGACAATTAATTCATACAGGATTATATTTTAAATTGCCGTATAATGTTGAAATGCAAGTTAGACCAAGAAGCGGAATGGCCATAAAATATGGGCTATCTGTAGTTAATTCTCCAGGTAGCATTGATAGTAATTATTGCGGAGAAATATGTATTATAGCTATTAATTTATCAAATGAAAATATCATTATTAATAATGGAGATAGAATAGCTCAAGGTATAATATCGCCAGTTTATAATAGCTATTTTATAGAATTATTAAATAATAATGATGTTATTTTAGAATCTAAAAGAGGATCTAATGGATTTGGATCAACTGGAAATAAATAATTTTTTAAATATAAAGTATTAATGTTAAATAATATTGAATTAGGGTTATCATTAAATGATATTTCAATAATACCAGCTATAACAAGTGATATAGAAAGTAGAAAAGAGTGTATTCCATTTGATAAAGAAGGTATGTTACCATTATTTACAGCACCGATGAGTAGTGTTATTAATGAATACAATTATAGTATATTTTTAGAAAACAAAATAACGCCAATAATTCCAAGAACAACATCTTTAAGCACAAGAATCGAATTAATGAATAAAGGGATTTGGGTAGCATTGGGATTGGACGAATTTAAAGAACACATTATTGATGTTAATATGTTTAATTATCCGAGATATGTTGTACTTGATATAGCTAATGGGCATTTAATGAAGGCTATTCGTTATATTGACGAAGCAAAACAAAAGCATAACGATAATATTATTATCATGGGAGGCAACATAGCAAATCCAAAAACATATTTTGATTATGCTAGGGTTGGATGTGATTATTTAAGATTAGGAATTGGTGGCGGTTCATATTGTATAACCTCATCAAATACGGGTATTCATTATCCTTATGTAACTTTATTAATAGAAACTTATAAAAATAAAAAATATGTAAAAGAAAATATAAGAAGGCATAATAACAATAACACAACACAAGAATTTAAAAAAGCCCCATTATTAGTTATAGATGGCGGAATAAAAAGTTATTCTGACATTATTAAATCATTAAATTTAGGCTCAAATTATGTGATGTGCGGAAGTGTTTTTGTTAAAATGCTAGAAAGTGCTGCTAAAACTGAATATATATCTGGAGATAATTCAATTATTGAAATGGATCAATATAATATAAAAACAAAAAAAGCTTTTAGAAGCGGGTTATCATTAAAAAAATTATCTTATGGAATGTCTACTAAATTAGCACAAAAAGAAATGGGAAAAACAGAATTTAAAACATCTGAAGGTATTATAAAATATGTTGATGTAGAATATACAATAGAACAATGGACAGAGAATTTTCAAGATTATTTAAGATCTGCTATGAGTTATTCAAATTGTAAAGATTTAGCTAATTTTATTGGGCAACAAAGTTATATTGTTTTATCTCAAAATGCTTCAAATTCTTTTAATAAATAAGGAAAAAAAATAATATTTATGAAAAATAATAATGATAAAATTAAGATTTTAGAAAATAAAATTTTAGAATTAAAAAAAGAACAATTATTTAAAGATATATTTAATAATTGTAGTATACAAATAGATGATAATACAATTAATTTTTATAAAAATGGTATTTGGTATGCTTTAAAAGACATACCAAATGCTAAATATATATTTTCATATAATAAATTTTGGAATGAATTTTATAATCAATTTGGTATGTCATATTCTGAAATTGAATTATTTCTGCAAACAATGGTAGATAAATATTTATCAGATCATTCTTATACTGTTGATAATTCAAACGCATCCCTTATAGAAAAACTGTTTACATTTTGAAAAAAAAATAGTTATGAAAAAAACAAAATTAAATGATAATAAAGAAACTATTAATGAATTTAAATCAAATAGTGTTGATTATATTAATAGTATACAAAATTTAAGTAATAGTGATTTAACTGCATTTATAAAAGAAGTTAGAGCAGAAATGAATGAATTGCAACCAATGTGTTTGCCAGGAAAAGCTCCAATTCCAGAATTTAGTAGATTTTTAAATATATATAAAAAACTAACAGAAGAATTTAATAAAAGATTGAATAATTTAAATGATTTAAATATTTTTTAATGAAATTATTTAACAATTTAAAACATATTATATTTGGTTTATCATTTGGATTAAAAGATGCTAATGATAAAATGTTTACGACGACAAGCAGTTCTTCTGAAACAAATGGTATTGCACAACAATTAGAGACCAATAGATTATCTCAAGCATTAAAGCAAGGAGAAGTTACACAAGAAGTAAAAGAATTAAGATATAGAACCTATATGATTTCAGAGGAGAGTAAAAAATATAAATATATAGGTGATGGTCAGGTTGTGCTTAATACTCCTATTGAAAAATCTGACATTGAAAAATCTGATATTGAAAAATCTGACATTGAAAATAAAGACGAATATAAAATTGAAATTATACAAGAAAATTTTACTCTAACCAGTAGTGTATTAGATGGGTTAAATAGTGTTGGTAAGTCTTTTATTCCAGTAGATTATACAATTAAGCTCACAAGGGAAGATATTCCAAGAATTAAAATGGAAGCTTTTATACAAAAGGTTGTAATAAAAGAAATAAACGATAATGATAAGCAATTAGAAATATATGTTAGTAAATATATTGATCCAATAAATCGTTTAAGTAGAATTTTTATAAATGAAATAGTTAAAATAAAAGATAATTTAATAAAACCAGATATATTGGAATTATTAACATTATCATTTATAACAAATAAAGCATATGGTAAAAGAGATTTATTAAAATATTCATATAATAATATTAAATTTATAAAAATAGATGAATATAATGGGTCATATGTAATAAAATATAATGCAACAGTTTTAATTGATGGAGAAGATTTATTATTGCCATTACATGATAGTGTTATGGAAAATAAATATATGACTAAGGAGAAAAAAAATATTGAATTTGATGCAACACAGATTTTTACCAATGATGAAAGCGTTCTATGTGATGTTTGCCACGAACCAGCAAATAAATATGACTATGCAATAACAAAAGACACATACGGAAAAGGCATGTGTCAAGAATGTTTTAAAAAATATTTATATGAAAATAATAAATAAATATTTACATATTGAATTAATATAATAAGTTTTATAAAAATAATATTAAAAATGACTTTAGGAATTGACATTGATGACACATTAAGAGCTTTCACAGCTAAATTAATTGAACAGTATAAAAAAGGAATTGATGAATCTTTTGATTTAAATGATAGTGATATAGATACAAATAACTATTTTGAATTGTTACAATTTAAATCATTACAGGAATATAATGAATTTTTATATACAGATTATGCATATGAGATATATGGCTGTGCTACTTTTATGAATCGAAATTTAGGTGTATTATTAAATTCATGGATTAATAAACTATCTGATTATGAAGATAAAATGCCTAATTTAGTTTTTTTTGCTGTAAAAGAAGGGGGATTAGCAATATCTTCAACGTTATATTTTTTAAGTAAAACAGGGTGTGCAATTAGAAACTTAATGTTTCCAACGGATTCATTAGATTCTTGGAATTATTGTGATGCTTTAATTACTGCTAATCCTTTTCTTTTACAAAAGAAACCAGAAGGTAAAATATCTATCAAAATAAATGCTCCATATAATAAGGATTCTATTTCAGACTATACATTTAATAGTTTAGCAGATTTTTTGAATGATAATATTAATTTAGAAAATAACATTTTAAAAATATAATATAGAAAATGACAAATACAATAAAAATTAATAACAAAGAATATTTTATTAACTTAGACAAAATTGAAGATTATATATTTAAAGATAATGACAATAATTCATCAGAAAAGGAAATAACTGATTTATATCAATACGAAGTTCCAGAAGGGGATGATGATAATAATACAACTAAAACTTTAAATACTAAACAGATCAGGCAACTAAGTGTTACAAATGGCAATCAAATATCAACTTTTAGATATGAATTTATTAGAATGCTTATTGAAAATACTCAATTTATAGCAGTAAATAGCCCTAATGATTTTACTTATAATGCTGCAATATCATTTAATACATTATTAAAATATGAATTTATAATAAATAAAAAAAAATTATGAAAGAAAAAAAAGAAAAAGAAAATAAAGCTAAAGAAAGAATAAATAGTGAAATTGAATTATTAAAAAACAATGATTATAGATTTTTATTCTTTATTCTAGATACAAAAGGCAATCCCAATGGAAGTATTGCATATATCTATGAAACAGCATTTCAATTACACACTTTAGGTTATGAGGTAATCTTATTACATCAAGATAAGGATTTTAAAGGCGTAGAAAGTTGGCTTGGAACTAAATATAGTAGTTTAAAGCATGTACAAATGAAGGTTGATGAAGACGACGGAGGAGAAGATTTTAAAGTTGGAGTAAGAGATTTTTTATTTATACCAGAAGTATTTTCAAATGTAATGGAACAAACGAAAAATTTACCATGTAAGCGTATTGTAATTTCTCAGAATTTTGAATATATTACAGAGTTTATCCCATTTGGTAAAACATGGTATGATTATGGCATTGTAGATGTTATTACTACTTCTGAATTACAAAGTAATTTATTAAAAGAATTATTTCCATTTATTAGAACAAAAATTGTATCTCCAAGCATTCCTTCTTATTTTAGGCCAAATGTAGAACCAAAAGAATTAACAGTAGCTATTTTAAGTAAAGATCAATCTAATATTAATAAAATAGTTAAACCTTTTTATTGGAAATATCCAATTTATAAATGGATTACATTTAAAGATTTAAGAGGACTACATAGAGAAGATTATGCAGATATATTAAGAACATCAGCAATAACAGTTTGGATAGATGACGAAACAAGTTTTGGATATGCCCCAATAGAAGCAATAAAAAGTGGTAACATTGTTATTGGTAAACTACCTAATAATATTCCAGACTGGATGTATGAAGATAATAAGAGAGAAACTCTTTCAAATAGTGGTTTATGGGTTGATAATATAAATGACATACATAAAGTTATTGCAAGTGCAGTAAAAGCATGGATGTCAGATGCCATGCCTGAAGAAATATTGAATGACATGAAAAAATTATCGGATAAATTTACTGTTGAACAACAAATTGAAGAAATAAAAACAGTTTATCAGGGATATGTTAAGCAAAGAATTTCAGAATTAGAAGAAATTGTCAAAATAATTAATCAAAAAGAAAATTAAAAATATATTATACAATGAAAGATTTAACAGTTATTATACCACTACATAAATTTAATGAAGAAATAGAAAATTATTTAAATAATGCTATTAATAGTATTATTGAGCAAAAATCCAAACCAGATTTTATTAAAATTATTTTTTCAGATAATAATAATATTATTCAATTAAATAATTTTATAGAGAAATATAAAAAAGACATTAACATAGACGTTATATATAATGATGGTTTATCAGATTTTGCTTCACAAATAAATTTTGGGGTTAACAAAATAGACACAAAATGGTTTAGTATATTAGAGTTTGACGATGTTTATGCGCCTATTTGGTTTGATAATGTATCAAAATATATTGAATCAAAAACAGATGTCAGTGTATTTATACCCATTAATAATATATATGACGCAGTATCTGGAAACTTTACTTCATTTTCAAATGAAGTAATATGGGCAAATGCATTCTCAAATGAACTTGGATATATTGATAATGATTGTCTGAAAGTATATTTTGATTTTCAAGTAGATGGAGCTGTGTTTAATACTCAGGATTTTATTGATGTTGGAATGCTAAAACCTTCTATTAAATTATCATTTTGGTATGAATATTTGCTTAGAGCAACAAATAATGGGCAATTTATTTATGTGATTCCAAAAATTGGATATCATCATCTAATAGGACGTGATGATTCATTGATGAAATATTATTCACAAGAATTATCTCCAGAAGAAGGAGCTTGGTGGATTGATTTAGCTAAAAAAGAATATAATTTCTTAGAAGACAGAAAGATAGGATATACTAAAAATTAATAAAATTAACATTATGTAAATTCATCAAATATGTAAGATGGTTTTTTAACCATATAAAAAATATAAAAAAAAAGTACATATTATTATGTAAAAAATTTGATGTTATTTAATTATAATTATAAAATAATTAATAACATTATTAATGGCAAAAAGAGGCAGAAAACCAAATCCAAACAAACGGGTTGGATATTTTTGGGAACCAGAAGAAGCAGCTGCGATAGCATATAATGAGGCATTAACTCAAGAAGATAAAGATAAAATATTTATTGAATTAAAAATACCATTAACTAAAATGATAGAATCTATCATTAAAAGGTATAAATTAAATATCCCAAATGAAGCTTTTGAAAATACATTTAATGATACAATGTCATTTTTATTAACAAAAGTGAATAATTTTAAACCCGAAAAAAACAAGAAAGCATATTCATATTATCAAACAATTGTAAAAAATTATCTCATTTTTCAAAATGAAAAATACACTAAAAATAGGAATAGAACAATTTCATATGAAGATATATCTAGTGATATAGAAAATAATGAGGATTTTAGTTATGTAAATTCGTATGAAAATAATATAGCATTTTTTAATGAGTTAATTAAAAATACAATTGTTGGAATTAATAATATATTAAATGGGAATACGCATAAATTATCTAAAAATGAAATAAAAATAGGACATGCTTTAATTAATCTATTAGAAAATTGGGATGAATTATTTTTAAAGACTGGCAGTAATAAATTTAATAAAAATTCAATATTGTTTTTTATTAAAGAAACAACTCTTTTATCAACTAAAGAAATTAGGGATGGCATGAAAAAATATAAAACAGTATATTTTAAAACAAAAAATAAACTTTTAGATATATAAAATATATAATATTAACTATTTATATTAAAGAATTATATTATGGGAATGGAAAAAAATTTTAAAGTTAGATTAAATGATGCTCAAAGTATACAAGTTTTATTGCAAGAAATATATGATCAAGCAAGATACATGATTAATGAAGTTCAAACATCTATTAATTCATTGGAAAGTTCAACAAAATTAGCGGATGAAACTATGGACGGAAAAGCAAAATATTCTAAATCAATGCATGATTTTCATAGTGACAAAGAAAAAGCCATTCGTCTTAAACTTGACGTTGCAAAGATAATGAATGAAATATTAAAATATAATGGAGACTCAGAAGAAGCATTACGAAATTTGGAACTTAGAAAAGATAGTAGTATTGATATTACACAGCTTAGAAATTTAGCAAAAGAAGAATTAAAGAAAATGGATAACTCCATAGAAGTTGAAGAATATATTTTAAAAGAAAAATAATCTACAATGTCTGGTATACAACAACAAACGGCCGCCATACAGAAAAAATCAAACGCTATACAGCAAAAATCAAATGCTATACAGCAAAAAGAGAATAAATTATTTGCCAAAATTTCAGCATATAGAACATTAGTAGATAATTATCCTAAATTATCGAATAATAATTCTAATAAATCCAAATTACAAGATTTTATTATTTCATTATTTAAAGCATTAGCTGGTATAGAAGAATTATTTAATTCAATAAATAAAATTATTATTAATGAATTAGATGCAATTGAAAATAACATTAAAGATATATTAAATAGATCAATAAAAGAAAATATTTCATGTAATATTGATCCATCATTGTTAGATACGTTGTTTACAGATGGTATTTATTTATCTGTTAAAGATGTAGATTTATTTGGATTGATGAAAATAAATCCGACATCATCCATAGGGAAACTTTTATATTTTGATACTGCTAACACTTTTAAATCAAGTGATTTTAATACTTTTTTATGGAATGTAATAACAACTCCATCATCTTTATTAACAGATTCTGAGGCAAATTGGAATGATATTATTACAGTTAGATTTTATGAAAATATTACATATAATAATAAATTATTATATAATGTTATTAATATAAAATTAAATACTAAGTATAAAAATTTACCATTATCACAATTTAATTCTGATTATATAAATAGCATTAAAATTTTTAATAAAAAAACAGTAATTGCTAAAATATTTGACAATATATTTGGTTCAATATCATTTAACTTAAATAAAACACAAAATGAAATATTATTAGAAGAGGAAATTAATCAAATAATAAATAATATATCTGAATTAGAAGATAATCAAGAGATTGATGATTCATATTTCACATTTTCAAATGATCAATACAATGAATTATTACGTATAAGTGAATTGAAAAGAATTGGAGCATATTCATATACTGGAACATCCATCGGCGGTATTAATTTGCCATTATCCACAATTACATCAAGTTTATATGATATGACCGATGATGCAACATTAGTTCAACAAAATAATATATTTAATACAATCATAGATCAATCGGTAACAGCTTTAATTGAATCAGATCCAAATAATAATATAAGTGATAATGATATATATAATTTAAAATTAAATATTATAACAAATATAGTTAAAGAATTTACATTAATTGCTACGTCTAGCTTTATGTCGCCTAAAATTTATATATTATTGGTCATGAATAATCAAATGCTTGGGATTAACACCCCCAATACAGCAATAGATTATTTAAGTCAAAATAAAAAGTTTATATCAAGTATAGTAAAAGGTATTATGAATATTATAATTGAGGCGTTAATGGCAGATTTATTAATATATGTTGGAAAATTAGTGAAGAAAGTTATCATTAAAAAGGCTAAAGAGAAAAAGAAATTACATGAACAATACATGGAAACTTTAACGGCATTCAATGACATGGAAAAATTATCACAAGATTACATGAAAACAATTACATAATATAAGCGAATTTTTTATAAAAAATATGGATATAAATAGCATTATTTCTTCAATTAATAAGCTTTTTTCAAGTGTAAAAACTCCAGCACCAGAAGTTCCATCAGAATTATTATTAGTTGGTGCAAAGATTAGATCTGGGTTATCGCCTTCTGATATAGCTTCAAGGATTATAGAAAGACAAGCAGAAGCAGGTGCTGCATTCGGTCCAATGCCTGATGGAAGCGCTAATGTAATGGAAGCTATGTGGCGTATTGCTATAGAAGAAATTATTAATGAAATAATAGAAAACAGCAAAGTTGATATTGTTATACCGCCTAATAGTATATCAATAATAAGTAATGGGGCAAATGCGGGTGGACCAATGGTAAGTATTGGAACAAATGAGTTACCAGTATCTGGTATAGGAACTTTAAGATAATTAGATATGAAAAAGAATTATAAAATTAATTGGGACGATTATTCAAATAATGAAATTCAAATAAAACAATTAGAATTACAAAATGAATATGAAGTTAAAAAAAAATTAATAATGGATCTATGCGATGAATTAGACGCCATGGATATATTATATAATGAATCTGTAAAAATATTAAATACTAGGTTAAAAAAATGATTAATGATTATATATTTAAATTAGGTGAAGTTCGTCCTGGCGATGATCCCAATGGAGGAGACCGCATTAAGGTTAGGCTAAAAGAAGATTCTAATGTTGCTGATCAGGATCTTCCATGGTGCTTTCCTATGCTGCCTAAGATGAATTATATTATTCCTAAGCCAGGCGAATCTGTATTTATATTTGTATCTAGAAGTGGAAAATATTTTGAAGATAGGTTTTGGATTGGTCCTATTATATCTCAATTAAATAAAATATCTTATGACCCATTCTATTATTCAGCTAGATCATTTTTATCAAGTGGATATGTTTTGCCAGAAGAAAATCCATTACATAATAAAAATGCAATAGGTATATATCCAGATAGAGATGATATAGCAATGATTGGTAGACATAATACAGATATTGTTCATAAAGACAATGTATTAAATATAAGATGTGGAGTAGCTTCGCAAACTGATAAAACCTCTTTTAATACAAAAGATATAGGATTTGTTCAGATGGTATATAAATCCAGAACGGATAAAAATGGGAATAATCCATATAATACATCTATTAATATTGTTGGTGATAAAATTAATCTTATAAGTTATCAGAGTGCGGTAAGATTTAATACAACAGACCGAAAAGAATTAATCACAGATGCTGTTATGCAAGATATATTAGACAGAGCCCATGTATTACCTTATGGAGATATATTAGTGGATTTTCTAAAATTATTTTTAAAGAGTTATACGGCACATGTTCATAGTTATCCTGGAAATCCACCTATAATAGATAAAAATATGACAAATTTATTAACATTTAATTTAAATGATATGTTGTCTCAATCTATAAGAATTAATTAACACTTATTCAATAGTTTTTATATAAATAACTATTTATATAAAAGAATTATATAAAATGGTAACAAGAACGTTTTTATCTAAAAGCAATACAATTGTCTCAAATTCAGAAATTAATTTAGGACTTAATCCCACAGCTAGCTTGATGTATGGCAGTATATATTCAAGATTTATTTTTCAATTTGATATATCAAATATACAATCATTTATTAATGATGGCACTTATCCTAATATTAATCTATTAACGCATAAATTACATTTTATTAACTGTGCATCAATTGGATTAACTGATGAAACTGTTGTAAATAAAATAAATAGTATGGTTTATGCAAATTATCCTAGCGAAAAACAAAGAACATCTTCATTTGAATTAATATTATTTCCAATTGAACAATACTGGGATGGGGGGACTGGATTTGATTTTAATAGTGATGGGTTTTCAACTGGCGCTAAAAATATATCTACTAATGGTTCTAATTGGTATCATGCAACCACAGCTACTTCTTGGTCTGATAGTCCTGGTATATATTCTACAGAAGAACTTGCTATTGAATATGATAATTATAAAAATGGACTAGATAGTAAAATTATAGCAACTTTTCCATTTGATTTAGGTAATGAAAATTTGGAAATAGATTTAACTAATTCTATAAATAATATACTATTAAATAATACTAATAATTATGGTTATTGTTTATGTTTTGCCCCACAATATGAAATGTTAGCAACAGATATTTTACAATATGTTGGTTTTTTTACACAGAATACTCCAACATTTTATGAGCCATTTTTAGAAACGATATATAATAATTATATTTCTGATGACAGAAATAATTTTTATTTAAATAAGATAAATAATTTGTACTTATATACTAATATTTTAAATAATCCAGTAAATTTAGTAGAACTTCCAACTTGTGCAATTTTAGCAGAAGATCAAGTTACAGTTATATCAAATCCCAATGTAACACAAATTACTAAAGGGGTATATTGTGCTACATTAGAATTATCATCTAATGATTACAATTCTAATATAATGCTTTATGATCAATGGAGTAATATAACATATTCAGGATCAACATCGGGTTCGACAATTACATTAAATCCAGTAACATTAGATTTTGTAACAAAAGACTCAAATATATATTATAATTTTGAAGAACAAGAATCATATGATTTAGTACCAAGTATTTATGGTATAAATAATAATGAGAAGATAATACAAAATAAAAATTCACAAAACGAAATTAGAAAAATTTTTGTTGATGCAAGAATACCTTATACATCAAATCAATTAGAATTAATTGATAATATGGAATATCGTTTATATGTTAAACAGGGACAAGATGAATTAACCGTTATTGACTATCAACCAGTTAATAAAGCATTAAATCACAATTATTTTTTATTACACATATCATCATTATTAATTGGAAAATATATAATTGATATTAAAATAAATGCAAATAATCAAATAAGAATTTATAAAAATATTCTTCAATTTGAAATAATTAATAATTATTAGGTAATATAAATTATAAATGCTTTATAATAATATATGAAGCATTTTTTTGTTTTATAAAATAAAAATAGTATATTTATAATGCAATATCAAATAATTAATATTTATATAAAATAAAACTTTAATTATTTCAAGTCAAAATGGCTTTAGAATATTAATATTATATAATATTGATATAAAGAAATAGTTAATTTTAATAATCATTATTAAAAAATTTTATTTATGGAAACAAATTACGTGAGTTGTAACAACTCGAATCCAGTTGCATATATCACAATTGGAAAAGGCAGAGTTAAAATTAATCAATCCAATCAAGTTTATTTAAAAGATAAACAAAATTTTGAGATTGAATTATTTAATCCGACAAAAGAAAAAGTTATGGCAAAAATCACTCTTAATGGATATAATATTTCATCAAGAGGTATTGTTTTAAGACCAGGAGAAAGAATATTTTTAGATCGATATTTGGATACACCAGATAAATTTCAATTTTCAACATATAAAGTAGAAGACAATAATTCAATTGTTGATAAATCCATTAAAAATAATGGTGCTGTACAAATAGATTTTTATAAAGAAAAAATTAATAATAATCTTTATAATGACACTATTAATATTACGCCCAATACATACTATCCAACATACTATCCAACATACTATCCAACATACTATCCAACATACTTAACAATAACACAAACGACAGGAGGTATACATTATGTGACAACAACATGTGACGCTAATGTTAACAAAGCATTCAAAGAAACTGGAACTATTGAGAAAGGAGAGAAATCAGAACAAAAATTTGATGAAGTTAATTATAATTTTGAATATTATTCTTTTCTTACTATATTTTATAAAATTTTACCAATATCTGAAAAGCCTATTAATATTAATGATTTAAATAATGAGAAAAGATATTGTCCATCATGTGGAAAAAAAGTTATTAAAAAAGGATATAAGTATTGTCCATCATGCGGTTATAAAATATATTAATATTTTAATTTTATTTTAATTTTTTTTATGTTATTTTATATTATTCACCGATATTTATATTAAAATAGACAAACTATATGCGTATTAAAAAGAGCTGTATATATAATAACTTAACAATTAAAGGTTGAAAAACAATGTTTTTTCGACCTTTTTTTCGTTTATAAAAGTCTATAAATAATATTATTAAATAAAAATTATGGGAAAGAGAAAAATTTTTCAAGAATTGAGTGATGATGATTTAGAATTTATTAATAATAAAATGAATAATAATGAAAATAGATATGGGGGACAAATTAATTATGCAATGATTTTTGATAAAGCCACAAATTATAAAATAAATTTAAAATGTAAAAATATTGAGCAAAAAGAATTTTTAAAGACTATAAATGAAAATGACATAACACTATGTTCTGCAAAATCAGGAGTTGGAAAAACGTATATTGCAGTTAGTAGAGCATTAGAACTACTACAAAAAGATAATAGTTATAGAAAAATATATCTTATAAAGCCAGCAGTAGAAGCTGGAGAAACATTAGGATCACTACCTGGAACACTTCAAGAAAAATTAGATCCATATATGCTTAGTTTTTATATGGTTATGGATGAATTAATCGGTAGTGAATATAGAAAAGAGTTAATGAAAAATAATATTGTAGAAATATTAGGATTAGGTTTTTTACGAGGTGTAAATTTAAAAAACTGTATAGTTATAGCAGATGAAATGCAAAATAGCACTTCTACTCAAATGAAAACATTATTAACTAGAATATCAGATGGGTGCAAAATGATAATTATGGGTGATACGAATCAAATTGATAATAAAGTTGTTAACAAAAAAAATTCTGGTTTAGTAACTGTTATTAATTCATTGAAAGATATAGATAATATAGGAATTGTAGATTTTAAAGATGCAAAAAGCATAAGACACCCATTAATAGATATTATATTGAATAGATTAGAAAAAAATGAATAATAATATTTTTTTTAAAATATTTATATAAAAATAATATTATATATATATGAAAATTTTAGTAACAGAAGAACAAATAAAATATATGTTAAAAGAAATGCCATATCCACAGTCTTTTAATATGGAAACATTTAAATCAATAAAATCATTTTCTGGTAGAATCAAGTATTGCGAAGAGCATTTGCAAAGAATATCGTCTGGAAGTGCTAGAATTGTTTATAAAATTGATAATGAAAAAGTACTTAAATTGGCAAAAAATCAAAAAGGAATTGCACAAAATAATGTTGAATCTGAATATTATCTTCAGGATCATTATCCCATAGTAGCTAAATGCTTTGATTCAGATGAAAATGGCATGTTTGTTGAAATGGAATTGGCACAGAGATGTTCACCTTCTCAATTCAAAAAAATAGTGGGATTTGATTTTAATTTATTATTTCCATATTTAAATAATATGTTTAAAAAATATAATACTCCAAACATGTATATTGAGCCAAAAACAAAAGAAATGATGGATAACAATGAGTGGCTATATGATTTAACCTCATTAATAGGCGATTATGATATGCCAATAGGAGATGTTACAAGATTAAATTCCTATGGAATAGTTAAACGAGAAGGCATTGATATGGTTGTTCTTATTGATTATGGCTTAACGAATGGCGTTTTTACAGATTATTACGCTAGAAAATAATTATAAATATACGGTAAATTAAAAGTTCAATTAGGACTGTTATAGCTATGGCTATTTTAAAATACTCATCAGATTCGCTACCTGTGAGTATTTTTTTTATTTTATAACGCCTTTTATGTCTTCGCCATAAACAGCTATATTATAACCATTTTCTGTTATAATAATATTACTAATATTATTAAATGTCTCTATATCATCATTTATCTTAATATATTTTGAATAAGAATTTATAGCATCAACTAATTCTTTATCATCTTGTAATAATTTAAAAACCTTATTTTTATCCATTGATAATGGACAGGATACAATTACAATTGTATTTTCTAGTGGATTTTCCATAATTATATTTTATTTTATATTATATATATACTAACTTTTTTTTATAAAACAAATTATTTAAATATTTTTATAGAATATTAATATTATAAATTTGGTATTATAAAATAAAAGCGTTATATTTGTAAAATAATTATAAACTTAATTATGATGAATAAAACAAAAAAAATAACTGAAGAAGAAATTAATAATATAATTAAATTATATCAAATTGATAATATATCAACTCATAAAATAGGAGAAATATTTCATTTGGGACATAAGAAAATTAAACAAATATTACAAGAAAATGGAATTACAGTAAAAAGAAAAACAATTGTTGGTAATGGTAAACTTCCAGATATAAAGAAATATGATGATGGTAAAAATTATATAGCAATTCATAAAGAAACTAAAAAAATATTTAATGATTATGCCAATATTAGTGGCTCTCTAACGGCTTATTTATTAAAACTGAATCCAGATATGGAAATACCAAGTAGCTTCAAAAGACGGGCTTATTATGCGTTAAATGGCTCATATTGGCATGAACAATTTTATGATATTGTGGAAGTTAAAAAAGAAATGAAAAAAACAAAAAAATGTAAATATTGTAATTGGTCAACAATTGATATTGATAATAAATCAGGAGCTTATAAATCTCATCTTTTAAAATATCATAACATTTCAATAGAAGATTATTTAAAAGAGTTTCCAGAAGAAATAGAATTTTTTAAAAAAGATAAAGCAATTCAAGATTTTGAAAAAAATGAAAATGAGTGGATCAAATGCGAAATATGTGGTAAAAAATTAAAACGTATTGATTGGAGACATTTATCGGTGCATAATATAACACTTATTGAATATAAAGAAAAATACGGTTATAAGAATATATCAAATACATTATTTACTAAATTAAGTGATAATATGAAAGCAAATAACGCTAACAATATTATGTATGCGAATGTTTCATTAGCTGAAAAAGAAATAAGAAATTTCTTAGAATTAAATGGTATAGAAGTAATTTCTGGAGATAGAACAATATTAAATGGTAAAGAATTAGATATTCTTATAGAAGATAAAAAATTAGCTATTGAATATAATGGTAATAAGTGGCACACTGAATGGTTTGGTAAAAAAAATAAAAATTATCATATAGATAAAACATTAGCAGCTAATGAAGCTGGTTATTCATTAATACACATTTTTGAAGATGAATTTATTAATAATAAACAATTAATATTTGAAAAACTAAAATATATATTACATATAGATTTAGACAAAAAAATTAAAATAGGCGCTAGAAAATGTATTATAAAAGAAATTAATGGTATTGAATTTAAAACATTTATGAATAAATATCATTTACAAGGTGAATGTAGTTCTACAGTTTATATAGGAGCTTTTTATAATAATGAATTAGTAGGTGCTAGTGGTTTTACTTTAATAAATAATAAACAATATGTATGGGATTTAAAACGATTTGCCGTAAATTATAATTATATAATTCCAGGGTTATGTAGCCGTTTCATAAAAAAATTAATAACAAATCACAATGTTAGAAAAATTGTTAGTTTTGCAGATAGACGATGGACATTAGATAAAGACAATAATTTATATACAAAAATTGGTTTTAGTCTTGCAAAAATAATATCTCCAGATTATAGATATTATAATGATAAAATCGATCCCTACAAAAGATTTCATAAATTTATGTTTAGAAAACAAGTTTTAGCTAAAAAATATAATTTAGACATCAATTTAACGGAAACAGAAATGGTAAAAATTCTAGGATATGATCGAATTTGGGATTGCGGATTATTTAAATATGAAATGAAAATTTAGTATTCAAATATCCAATAAATATAAAAATCATATACTATTTCTTTATTAACATTATAAACAAAAAAAAGGACTGAATTTATCAGTCCTTTTTCTATATTTATTAACTATCTAAATGCTTAACGCAATTCGTTAATGTTCCAAGTAACCAAACCATCTACACGAATATGTCCATAATAACGGTTATTTACCAGTTTCTTAGCATATCGGGTTAATATACCCTTAACAGGTGCAAAGTTAAATGGGTTGTACATAGTTGGGGTAAGTTGCATTGGCACATATGGAGCATAGATGTATCCAGTATCCAATAAGCTCTTTCCCTTATGCCCTATGATAACAGACCATGCAGGTGAATATGGATCACGATAAACTTGATAACGTCCACTTAATGTTCCAATTTTTTCAATACCCATGTTGTATTGATCACTTTCAGCACTTGCATCAGTTACGTGGAAATATTCCAAGTTGTCAAATACAGCACTAACCTCAGAACTTACAACAATAAAGTTAGCACCACCACGTAAAGTTGCTTTATTTATTTGTGCACTTATCTGATTGACTTTAGTCATCAATTCTTGATTCCAGTCTTTTTGAGTATAGTTGGTCGAGAAAGCACTCATACGTCTCCATCCATTAAAATCCCAACGAGCTTGCCAAGGAGCAGCTTTACGTAAGTCACGTAATATTTCACGGTCAATTTCAGCAGCAATTTGTTCTGACAAAATAGCGGTTAATTCAGCTTCAGCGTCAATGCTATGGAAAGCAGCAACGTCTTGAGCTAATTCAGGAGACCATGTAGCTCTAAGTTTTCTTTCTTCAACAGATACTGTAACAGAATCTAATTTGAAAGAAACTTCTCCAATTTCAGTTTCCAATTCCAAAGAATCATATTGTGCCCAGCTTACCAAGAAAGAAGTTACTCCACTTGATGTAGATGCATTAAATACCGTAGTAGGATCTACTCCAATAAAACCATCTATAGTTTTATTATCAGCCGAAGCATTAGGTACACTTAAATCAACTTCAAGATATAAATTTCCTTGTCCATCAGCAGGACTTGTGGTATCTACAATTGCATGACCATATTTTTGAGTTACTAAACGGAAAGGCAAAGAACTGTATTGAGCAAAAGTAGCATAACCTTTATTATTAGGATCAGTAAAAGCTACATTATTAAGAACTTTCAAAGATGCTAAGAAACTTTCACTATCCATTTCATTACCATCAGGACCTGTTAATAAACCAGCATTGAATGAACTAAATCCAGATACTTTCAAAATAATTGCTCTTACAGTACCATCAATAGGAGAAGGGGGATATACGCCACTTATGGGAGCAAATTGAATGTCTCCATTATTTTGATCAGTATTACTATAACCAGTAGGACCGTTCATTATTACAGGATCAGCCGTAGCAGCTACACGAATATTAATCTTACCCTTTGATTGATCAAACAAAAAGTCATTGTAGAACAGATCATATAAACTTTTTTGCATGTATTGTGTTACTTGTGGAGCATTTACAGTTCCCACATTGGGAATAACTGCGTCTGGCAAATAATAACGATTTGTATCAGTGGGAGTAGTATTAGGATATGCGCTATTTTGATTTCGATTAATTCGATCATAGCCCATTAATCCAGCATGTGATCCACTTTGAGCCACACCGCCTGGAACATCAGCTGAATAAGTCTCATTAGTCCATTGACGTTCTGAAGTTACTGGCAAAATAAAGAATAAACGACCAATAGGCAAGTTCATTGCTTGTACTGATACAATATCATTAGCCAATAATTTAGAGAATACTCTTCGGATAATTGGGAAAACCACTGTTTCAAATGATCCAGAACTATCTGCATTTGTAGATTCTTTAAGCAAACTTTTTGCTTCATTTTCATAAAGCGTGGCCATATTTTCTTTCATTTGGCCTTCCAATCCTTCAGTGAAGCCAAGTTTGTCCCAGCGTTCAACAACTAAAGAACGGATTCTTTTTTGTTCATTCAATTCGATATTACCGACTTGACCTGAATTTAAAAATTCTCTCATGTTTTATAATTTTTATTTTTTTTTATTATTATTTTTTTTTATAAATTAAATTAACGACAATCTTTTATACATGTCTTTAATTTTATTTAATTCATCATCTTGATATATGGTAGTTTCATTTATTTTTTGAGGTTCAGCTGTCAATATTGTGTCAAGTTTACGTTTTTCATTTAATTTAGATTTCAAGTTAGCCGAAATAGATTCGCAAAGAGCTTTGCTTTGAGCGATAGTTTTAGCTTCATTTTGAAAACGTTCAACAATTTCTCTTTTTTCATCTTGTGTTGTAGCATTCTCAGTTATAATTTTCACAATGTGTCCCAGATTATAATTAACCATGGCAGCTTCTGATAATTTATTTTTGAATATGCCCAATACTTTTTTGAAATCTTCATTTTCTTTTTTAAGTGCAATAGCCTCTGCTTTAATTTTTTTAGTTTCATTTAAAGCATTTACTAAAGTTTTTTTCATTTCTTCGTAAACTCTTTGTGCTCCTACTCTGTGAGGTCTTCCATCTGGTAAATTTTTACCATCATTAGCAACACTTCCCACGTGATTAGCAGCAGCTCCACGTTGTCTTCCAGCTCCTCCACCTTCTTCAATATCTTCTTCTGAAATAGGATCTTCATCATTTAAGATAATTTCAACCATAGAATCATCATCCATATCACTGTTTTCATCAGTTATATCATCATCCAAGTTATCATCATCCGATTCATCGGAATCCATTTCATTATTAACATCAATAAGATATTTGTTGTCAGTTTCCTCATCGTCAAGAACGAAACTATCGTCTCCGATTTTTTTTAAATGAATTAAATCATCATCGTCTAAGAGTTTCCACACGGATGCTAAATCCTCTTCTTTTGCATTACTAAAGTCATATGAATCTTGATTTATCTTATATTTATCAAATTTAGACCATTCATCTTCGTCTGAATCTAAATCAGAACCCTCCATTGAATCTTTATCTGTTATATCATCTACAACAGTTAATTCGTCGTCTTTTTCATCTGATTTTTCAACATCGTCAGTATTCATATCTTCCACTTTATCATCGTCTTTTCCTTTTATAATATCGTCATCATTATTGTCTTCATCTTCATTTGCTTCAGTTATTAACTGATTTAATTTCTTTTGAACACTTTCAGTTACAATATTACGGAAAAGCTCGGTTGTATTTTCTTCCATTAAGGCACTGATAGTTTCTGCTTCTATCAATGAATCTTTTAGAATATCACTTTTAATTTCTTTCTTCATTTGAAATAATGAATTAATATGTATAATTATTTTTTTAAATTATCAATTATTGATAATCTTGTTTTTATATAAATATCAATATATTTTTAAAAATGCTTAAAAATTAACATTTTTATTAAAATATTTTTATTATATAATTATTTTATTTAATTTATCTAAAATAAGCTGTGATTTTATATCTTTATTTTCAACATATGTTTTAATATCATTAAATTGTTTACCAATATATGCACCTGGCGTTGATGGATCTGTTACAATATCCCAGCAAATAATTTCATAATCATCTTGAACTATTAATTTTCCCATTTTAGTTTCAACCGAACCAACACCACGAGATGAAACGCCTATTTTAAGCCCGTATTCAACAATTAATTGAGCAACAATATCTCCCACACAACAAATTAAACCAGTATTTATATAGGCTTTTGAAACAATTAATTGTAATTTACCAACTAATGTTACTCCTTCCCATTTAAGTTCCAATATATTATGCGATATTCTACTACCATCAATAGAAGAATTTAACGGATGATTTAATTCGCCATATGCTTGTTTTTCCGCAATTTTAATTTGATAGCGTTCAACCTCTTTTTTTAAAATATGTTCAGGATATATTCTACCATTTGCATTTTCAACTCCATATTTTTGAAAAATAGCTGGAAATATAAATGGACTTGCTTCTTCTGTTGGATTATTAGAAGCTTCTTTTAGATATTTTTTTAACGCATCCCTTGTTTCATTTGCGTTTATAAAATTATAATCGTCACGTTCAAGTAGTAAACCTGTACCAGTTTGACCCCTTTTTATTTCTTGAAGTTGTTCTTTCATTAATAAATATTTTCTTATATAAATAGTATATAAAATAAAAAAATAGCCTTATTATAAGGCTATTTCATTAAAAAATTATTTTATTTATTTTTTTTTATAAAAATTTTTATATTTTTTATTTTTTTATAATATTATTAATTCTATTTTTTATAAAATTATACAGTTGAAACGAATTATAATTATCTTCTATATATTGTTTACCAATAGACATTTTTTCTAATTCTTTTTGATAATTATTATAAACTGATTTTATTTTTATTGCAGCATCATCAATATTAGGTTCAGCCCATTTTGACTCACGTCCTTCAAGCATTGTATAATATATACTTTCTTTATTAATTGGAACTAATTTATAATCAACTAAATTTGTATAATTTTCTTTACAAAAATCCAAGTTACCAGAATAATTTGTACAAACAACTGGTTTTTCCATCATTATCATTTCCATAATAGTTAAGCCACTTCCTTCTGATCTATGTAATGAAATATATAAATCACTTATATTATAAATTTCAGTTAATTCTTCAATAGATAATTTATGATTTATAATCCATATTTTATCAGTAGAATTAGCTTCTTTATATAATTCAAATAATTGTTGTGGATGCAGCTCTCCATTTGATGTTTTAATTATAAAAAAAACATTTTCATTTTCCTTAAAAGCTTTTTTAAAAGCCCTTATAGCTCCTATTGGATTTTTTCTATAAAAGTCTGAATTAAAATCAAATATATATAAACAAATAAATAAATCATCACTTAATTTATATTTTTTTTTATATTCAGATTTATTTAAAATATTAAATTTTCTGCCTATAATGTTTATAGAATATATTGGTTTTTCTGGGAAATATTTTTGAATAATATTTTTTGAATAATTAGATACGGTCCATATTTCATCGAATTGTTTACCTGTTTCAATCCATTCTTTTGGCAAAAGATCCGTTTCCCATGCCCATAATCCTATATTAATTTTATCTTTACATTTAAATCCACGATATTCAAGTTGACTTAAATTTTTCAATATATCAGGATTCATGCAAATTATATTTACATTATTATCATTTCCATCTATTTGTTTTTCTTTATCTAATGTATAATAAAATTTTTTAATATCAATATCTGTGTTAACTAGAGAATTATAAATTTGTTCTGAATTTTGACTTAGTCCCATTGCTTGATTTGTTGGATAGCCAACAATATTTACGCCTAATTTATTCATTTTTTTATTTTTTTAGATAGAATTCAAAATTTTCACCCAATATATTATGTAGTATTTGTATAATATAATTAGATAATTTATTTATTTCATTTACTAATATATCATCTGTTATATAATATAATTTTTTTTGTTTTAAATGTATTTCAAATGTTAAATATGATTTTTTATCATAACCTAATCTATTGGAGCATAAATCAATATTTATAATTGTTTTATTATCAAAAATATTATTATTATATAAATATTTTTTTATTTCATCATTAAAGTCCTTATTAAATGTTTTAAATAAAGATATATAATTATCTGATTTATACTTTGGTTCTATCCAAACATTCCCTATAATATATATAACTATAGGATTCGATTTTTGAAATGTGCCATATCTTATTTTGAAATTTTTATTTTTTAACTTTAATTTAATATCTTTTGCAGTTCTTAACATATATTAATATATTTTATATTATATATATACTATTTTTATTTAATAAAACAAAATTTATATTAAATTAATGTTAATTTTTTATATTTAACCAGTTACAGGAAAAGAAGATAAATTCGGATAGAATAAAATATCTGACCAGTTAATATCATTTAATACGGTTGCAATTCTTGTTGCTGTATTTTGCCCTGGTTTTGTTTCGTTTCCGATTTGATTAATTAAATCTTGTATTTGCTCTTTTGTGTCCATTTTATTTATTTAATAATCTTTTTATCTCCGCAATATCATTTTTTATTTCATTAATAGATTTTTCATTTTCAAGATCTGTATTATAATCATTTTCTGCCGTTATTTCTTCATGTTTTGATTGAAGATTTTGAGCTATCATTACTAATGGTAGTAAAATTAATTGTAATACATTTGACATAAATAGCCATAACACAAAACCAGGATATGGATCAAATCTAAATGATGACGGAGCGAACATATTCCATCCTAGCCATATAACAGTCCAAGATATTAAAATAATAAAAAAACCTACAGTACCTACTCTGCCAACAACAGATAATCCAAATTTTTCAAATTTAGTTAATTTATCAATATGTATATTATTAGAATTTTTAATTTTTGTCATATTATATAATTATTTAATATCACTTATTTCATCTAAAACAGATTTTTTTTCTAATATATTATATATATCAGTTAAATAATTATCTTTATTAAAACTTTCATTTAATAATTGTTCTTTTAAAGTTAAAAATTTTTCTTTAACATCTATATCTTCTGATTCTTTTATCAGTCCATTTAATTGAGATAAACAATCATTTTTAACTTCATTATATATAGCATGTTTATCATCATTTGATTTAGCTGATATAATTTTTTTAAATAAATCTTTTTCAGATTCATTCATTTTTTCTCCATATTTCCTATTGAATTTTTGAATCATTATATTTAATAATAGCGTTTTATCGCCTTTATATTCGTTTTCTTCAACAATAGTTTTTGGTTCAATTTTTTCATTAATCATATATGCATGTGCCTCGTCTATATATTTTAATTTTGTATTAATATTTTTAATATTATATTTTTCTGTAATAAGTTTATCTAAAATAGCATATAATGGGGCATATTTAACATTTTCTGATAATTTTAATTTATCAAATGCTTTATTTAATTTTTCATTAGCTTTTTTAATATCATCAGATGAATATTGTTTAAATTCGTTAATAGATTCCTTTATAAAATCTTTACGTTGATCAACGTTTTCTTCATTAAATAATTGGTTATAGAAATGCCATTCATTTAATAATATATCATTATTTTTTATTAATAATATGCATTCATTTAATTTATTTTTTTTATTTAAAATTAAATTTACATTATTATTTATAGCTTCATATATTTCTCCAAAATTCTTCATGTCTTATTTATTTTTTTTATGTTTATTTTTGGTATAATTATCAATTTCATTAATCATATTATTAAGGTCTTCATTAACCAAGAATGCTTTTGATAAAATATCTGGATTAAATTTACCATTTTCTTTAAGTTCTCTTTCTTTTAATTTCTTTATATAAATATCGCTAAACAATAATTCTTTAGTTTTATTTCTATTTTCTGTTAATAAGGGTTTTTCATTCTTTTTTTTATTTTCTGTCGTGGCAGGATTAATTGGTACTTCATTATTAGTTTCTTCAGTGTTGTTTTCTTCGCCGTTATTTTCTTCGTTATTAGCTTCTTCATTATTATTTTCTTGATTCAAAACTTCATCTGCTGAAAGTTCACCTTCATTTCCCTTACCAGTTCCAAAATCTTCCATGCTCATTGAACCACCGCCTCCTAGTCCACCTATAGAAGAAAATGAACTTTCATTTTTTCCATTATCTTCTGAGTTACCTGATATATATTCAGATCCTGGTTCACCATATATTTTATCAACGCTATCAAATACGCCTGTTCTATTAATAATTTGATCAGTCTTTTTTAACTCATTTGCAATTGCATGTTCCAATCTTATTTCATTTAGATTTTCTGCGATTTCATCATCGGTCCATCCAAGTACTTGTTTTAAAGCTCTTGACCATGATACAATTTGAATACCATTTTGACCTTCATTAAGCATAGCACTAATTACCCTGATCTTTGTTTCTAATTGTTCAATACGCATCATCTCTGATTGGGTTGATGGATTATTCATTGTAATAGTAAAATTTGTCAATTCATCTTCCATGCCCATAAGATATAAATGAATAGTTGCTATTTTAGTCAATTCTAATATAATAGATTGTTGAACTTTCATAACACTTCTTGAAAAGCGAATATCCATAAGAGCTAAATTTTTTCCATCACCAGTGCTTTCTTCAAAATTTAAAAAAGCCTTAGGTACTCTCAATGCGGATAATACTTTGTTTTGTATAAATTTTAAATCTTCTATTTGATTTAAATTGGCTGCTCCGCTTAATGTATCTATTGGATTAGGAGCATTTTCATTTCTTACTGGAACAAATATATCTTGATCTACGCCTAATATATTTTTACGTAAATCAAGTTGTCCAGTTAATGGATCTACAACTGGAGTTCTTTTAAAATTATTAGCTATTTCTTGAATATAAGCAGGTACATCTTTATCATCTATGCCACCTACATTTATTTTATATACTCTTCTTTCAATACTACGCTCTAAACGATAGATTAACATCATATCCTCCATAAGAGCTAATATTCTCCAATGTCGTCTAGCCTTATTTAATATACTTACACCATAAGGTAAATATAATGAATCATTCAACAATCTAAAATGTGATACTTGCCATGATCTATATGGCGTTGCATCATTTTTACCAACCCATACAAATTTCAACTCATCTTTGTCGTTTCCATTTCCAGTCATATAATTATATGGATTTGTTAAATCGCCTTCATATCTCTCTATTTCATAAACTGGTAATTGTCTCCAACCTAAAATGCCTTCTCTGTCATTAATATTTAATAAATGAAAATCGTTTCCATATTTACAAGTAGTTCTAACTATCATTGGTAGAACAGTATGAATTTGTAAACGATTAACAAATAAATCCTCTAGAATACTTTTAATTCTATTAGATTTAGAATATATATTAATCATCATTCCTTTATCATTTAATGTTGTGGCTTCTTCTGAATAAATGTCTAATGCAGAGCCTATTTCTGGAAATGCATCCATTAGTTCTGCATCTCTGTACATTAATTTAACATTATTTAGCCCAGATAGATTAGTTAATTCGGCATCCCGATTAGCTTTAACCCACATTGCAGATAAATATTTATTCTGTTGAGCTTGTAATTTTGCCGCCTCATATTCTTCTTTATTAGAAGTTCGAATAATAGTATTTGGGGAGATAGAATAATTATTTACATGTTTTACATTACTTGGTTTATTATTACCCCATCTTCCACTAAATACTCCATCTAGTTCTTGAAAGAGTGTTTGAATCCTATTTGTATTTTTATTTGCCATTTAATTCATTTTTATTATAAAAAAATATGAAATTATATTGTAAAGTAAATGTTATTTAATGTTTTGATACATTAGGGATAACATAAAATTTGATATTTTATTTGTATTTTTTTCTTTTAATAATTCATTTTTTATTTTATTTTCATTCATATCTTTATTTAACATTTTGGACGAATAAAATGGAAGAATTACATCATTTTTTTGAAAAAAATGAGATTCACTATTATTTGATAAATTAGCTGCTGTTATCCATGATTTTAGTATAACTTTATCTTTACTAATAGCTGCTTCTAATTTTTTGAATGAAAATTGTAAGACGAAATAACCCATGGCCAAACATGTTAATGTATCATCGTGAAATCCAGACATATGATCCATTCTACCATTTCTAAATATCCATGTGTCTAATTCAGTAATTACTCTTTTTGAACGAATAATAATTGCATTATCTCTTAAAGCAGCAGCAAAACCACTTAACATTTGGAATCTAACTCCAGATGAATGGAACCCAGGTAATTTATTATTATCATTTGTTGGATATTTTATATATCTTGATTCAATGGTAAAGTCTTTTAAATTTGGGTCATCATAATATAAATTAGAATATCCCAATGACATCATAGTTAAAACACATGGATCTCCCACTCCACCAATGCAGTCAACAACAGCAAATGCATTATTATATGTTAATCCATATCTATATGCTATCTCTCCCAGCATATCACCAGGCATTTTACCATAGTATTCTAGCACTTGCTCAATTATAGGATTACCATTATCATCAATAGCATCAATATCTAATATTTGTATAACAGAATTATCCGCAGCATCTCCCCTTGAAGCATCTATTGGCATTATATAACGGTGTCCTTCTATGGGTTTTTTCCATATCCAAGTTTCTTTAATAATCTCATCAGTAAATATATACGGACGCACATTACGTTTTTCTTGCATTTCTATTGTTTCAGGCGAAACAACGTTATCAGATGAACCAATAAATGAAACGTCTAATTCTTGTGCAATTTTTTGTGAATCATTATTAAATTTACGGCACATTTTTTCGTACCATGGTGAAGTTGGTTTCCATCCTTCCGCTTCCAGATTTTCCCAATGTTCTTCGTCGTATTTTATATATCCATCACTATCGTGTTCTTCTTCAAACCACTCTTCTTCTGATATATCTTTTCCATCAATTGTTTTAATAACATTTCTATGCCATTTT